TTACTAAATAGGAATACCCTCCTATGTATATTTCCGAAAGCAAGGCTGATATGGACATAAACAACATACGGTTCCCCCGTGAAGTGGAAAATCATGTGAAGAAATACAGCGTTTCGTATATTGACGCTGTATTGGCAGTGTGTGAGCAGTTTGGGATTGAGCCACAGGTGGCAGCAAAGTTCCTGAACAAGCCCATAATTGAAAAAATCAAGGCAGAGGGACAAGAACTGAATTTGCTTCCCCGAAAGTCCCGACTTCCTGTTTGACACGCGGCAGGCTTCTGCTATACTGTCTACATATGAGTGACTGAATTGTTCGTCACACACTAACACATATTTCGTACACATCGTACACAGGAGATACACATGGGATTCAAAGACCTAAAGACTGCTTCCAAGAACTCGTATCAGACTCTTGCCTCAGAAATGGACAAGATGGCAAAGAAGTCCGAGTCCTACAAGGACGACCGCTTTTGGAAGGCAGAAACCGACAAGACAGGAAATGGCTACGCGGAGATCCGTTTCCTTCCTGCACCCGATGGCGAGGATCTGCCGTGGGCGCGTGTGTGGAGCCACGGCTTCCGTGGACCGGGTGGTTGGTACATTGAGAATTCTCTGACCACGATTGGATTGAAGGATCCAGTTTCGGAGATGAACAACCTCCTGTGGGAGAGTGGTTCAGACAAGGACAAGGCAATTGCCCGTGATCGTAAGCGTCGCTTGTCGTACATCAGCAATGTGCTTGTGGTGAGCGATCCGAAGCACCCCGAGAACGAAGGCAAGGTGTTCCTCTTCAAGTACGGCAAGAAGATTTTCGAGAAGATTCAGGGAGCAATGAACCCTGAGTTCCAAGACGAGAAGCCAATGAATCCGTTTGATTTCTGGTCGGGAGCAAACTTTAAGTTGAAGATCCGTCAGGTTGACGGCTACGCGAACTTTGAGAAGAGCGAATTTGCTGCTCCGTCTGCTCTCCTAGGTGGCGATGATGCTGCCCTTGAGAAGTTGTGGAAGACGCAGCACTCGCTGAAGGAGTTCACCGATCCCAAGAACTTTAAGTCTTACGACGAACTCAAGGCTCGTCTTGAGCAGGTTCTTGGTGGCAACATCCGTGCAACGGTTTCGGAAGCCGCTGCGAAGGGTGGTGCGGAGCGCACTGCTTTGCAAGAGGATGAAACACCCGCTCCTGCTGTGAAGAAGGCTGCTCCACCGCAGCCCACGAAGAAGCCTGGTGTCACCGTCAAGGATGACGATGATACGGAAGATGCCCTGTCCTACTTTGAGAAGTTGGCACAGGAAGACTAAATCCCTTCGGTTTCGCAGCAAAGGGCGCACTTCGGTGCGCCCTTTTCTTTTACCAAGTGTGTGAAGCCATCTGCATGGTCTTCAGTGTTGGTTCGTTGTTGCGAATACGCAGATCGTCGTTGAAGTTGTTGGTGGTGTTGCTCACCTTTGTCTGCACCACTGCATTGTTGTTCACCGATGGCTTGGTCGCTGTCCCCACAGCCGCGCCTCGTTCTGCTTCCAATGCGCTCATCTCTGCGTTGTGCTGCTGCACCATCTTGCCCACAGTGGTGTTGGGTGTTGCAGGAGCAGAGATGGTTCCCGTAGCCTCGGTTCCTATGGTTTGACCTTCGGCTCCTGCACTGGCAGCAGTTTTGCTTACTTGTGCTTCAGTCTGTGCTTTGTCTTTCTGATCTTCTGCTCCGCCTACTTCAATAAGACTGCCAACTCCTGGAATAGAAGCCACCATATCATATATTCCTCTTCCGCCTATCGCATCTGCAAGAAGCCCTGCAAGTTTTTCTCCCACCCACATTCCTCCAAATGTTCCTAGCAGAGTTCCTATTCCTGGAAGGGCTAGTGAACCAAGGGCACCACCTCCTACAGATCCAAGTGCTTGTCCGAGAGTCCCTACAAGTGTTCTTCCGATCCGTTCTTTCTTCTCATCCGGTGAAAGTTCTGGATCATTTTTTATGGACTTGATATCCAAGAATCCCATCGCTGTGGTTATGATTGCACCAAGACCAGGAATTGATATTATTCCTTTTGCCAGTTTTCCGGCTCCAGATTTCACAGCACTTCCTAGTGCTTTTGCTGGATTCAGATTGCTTACTGCTCCTGAAACAGAACCAAATGCATTAGACAGCCATCCTGCTGCTTTGCCGCCCACGGACTTTCCGATATCAAGAGCCTTTCCGCCCACGGACTTTCCGATATCAAGAGCCTTTCCGCCCACGGACTTCCCCATTTCAAGAGCCTTTCCGCCCACGGACTTTCCGATATCAAGAGCCTTTCCGCCTACGGATTTTCCTGCATTCAACGCTCGCGTTCCGGCGGATTTAGCCATTTCAAATGCGCCTTTTCCTACACTAGAAACTGTTTTTCCTATTGCAGAAGCGTCTTTGAAAAGCGAAGTTGTTTTGAGCAATCCTAGTGCCCTTCCCCCCATTCGTCCAGCAAATCTTCCCGCTGCTCCAAGACCACGACCAATCATTCCTCCTGCTCTTCCTAATAGTTTTTTGCCAGGAAGCATGGACAGCACATCACTAATTGTTCCTCCGATTCCGCCGCCTTCTCCACCGCCGAGTCCTAGAGACTTCATCAGAGAACCAAACAGCCCTCCAAGCACACCGCCCCTTCTCTCTGTGGCTGGTCTTGCCGCAGCAGTTGGCGTGATGCCTTCTAGTTCGGACTCTCTGGCTCGCAGTTCTTCTCCGCTAGGCTTGAATTCTTCTACTAGAAGTTTTCTGATGGCAGCAACTTCTTTGTAAATTGCACCGATGGTTGTGGAGTCTCTGCCTATGGAGTCTGCTGATGATGAAGGAGGCTCAATAAAGCCAGGTATGTCGGATGCTCTTGTTCCTCCTTCTACACGAGGCTGATTCCTCTTTGCTCCTGGTAGAGAAAGGTCTGCTCCTCTTCGTCCTTTTCGTGAAATGCTTTCTTGAATTTCACCTGAAAATCTTTCTAGTTCTTCTTTGCTTTCCCTCTTCTCTCGCATGAATTGACCAAGCAATCCACCAACAACTGGTATCTTGGACACCAACCTTTCGGGAAGAGTTTTTTTAAAATCTTGAACCTTTTCTTTGATGAATTCACCGAACGAGGTTCGTTTCTTCAGTTGTTCTTCAATCGGAGCAATCACAGAGTCTAGTTGATTTGCAATTCCAGACTGCTCACCTTGAGTTTTCTTTGCCAGTTCTCGGATGAAACGCAGTTTGGCGTAGATTTTTTTTGCTTCTTCGTGAGAAGCACTGAGAGAACCTTCAGCAAGTTTTACACTTTCCTCTAGTAATTCAAATGCCGCTGCTCCGGCAGGATCTTCTACATTGAATTTGTCGGCATTGGCATTGATGTAGTCTTGTAGAACAGAACGAATGCCGGGTCTTCCCCCTCGTCCTATTACTATTTTTTCAAGTTCTGGTGTTTCAATCCCCATTCCTGCTCGCATTTTAGCAATGGCTTGGAGGAAATCCACCTGCTCCATAGCCTGCTCCACTGTATTGTCTGTGGTATCTTGTGTAGGCGGAGGTGCCGTTGGAGCAGCGGTTACTGGCGAAGCCGGACCCATCACGGGTTCTAAAGACGGACGGGATGCCTGTCTAGACCCTCCCCGTGGTCGCCGCTTGAAACCTGGCTTTCGTGAGTATTTTTTGCTTGACTTGTTTCTTGCCATGAGTGGTGTCCGAAGTCATGCAGTAAAGGTCACAGAGGTTTCTTGTTTGCTGCCTTTTCCCTCTCTTTTTTCAAATGTTGGATCAGCATTTGTATGTATACCTCCCTCTCCCAAGGTAGCATTTGCTCTATTTCAGAAAGGGAGTAGCCGTGGTGCTGCATCAAATTGAAGTTTACCTGATAGTATGCCCCCAAGTCATTGTGACAGAGGGCTACTGAAAAAAATCAGATACGCTGTCCAATTCCACATTCACAGTGGACTGGCATGACTGACAGATATATTTGAATTTATACCGTAGTTCAGGAACGCTCTGCATAAAGTCCATGATCTTGGCAAACTGATCGGGCAGCAGATTATCCACGAAATCTGAGAGTTGAGCAGGATTGATGTCTCTAACCTGATATACCTGTTCATCAACAACCACAGACTCAATGCACTTCTTGGCTAGTTCAAATGCGATTTCTACTTCATTCTTGTTGTAGTCAAAATCGTGAATAGACGGATACCGCAGAATCACAGACAGGTTTTCGCTTATGGCTATGTTTGGATCAATCTTCGGCTTGTCTGCCTGATTTACAGTAATCTCATCTAACTTGATCTTGATGTTTGTGGAGTTTCCGCACTTGGAGCAGGTGACCTGCGGCTTTACCTCTTCACCCACGGACTTTGCACGAATCTGCAAAAATGCGTATTCTGCATCTGCTGCACACAGTTTTCGTGTGTCTAACAAGTCTTCAGTGCAAGCCAGTATGACATTACGCATAGCGTCGTTGATCTGGTTGATGTCTTTGGATTGCAGGGCAACCAGCAGCACCTTTTCTTCCTTTACCACAAATGGTCGGAACTTCACGGTGGTGCCGCTCACGGGAAGGGTCATGGAATAGCGGGGAAGGGCAGAATTCTGTAAATTCAGTGTCATGGTAATCCTTTGGTCAATGTAGTTTCAGTTATTTATCAACCGTTTCGTGGGGGATATCCTGTGGGCTGCACGCCCCGTCCGTAGATCAGTTGCTGTGCCGTGGCAGGATCGTATATTCCGTTTACGGTTCCGTCTGGACCAACGCGGTCTATTCTGTTTCCGTTTCGGATGAGAGACTGTATGGACTGCTGTGGTCCTGGAATTACTGTGGGCGGCTGACCAATTGTGCCAGTGGCTCTCGTAGGAGCAGGTATGCCCACATACTGCAAGGAGTATTTTCTGAAACACAGAGTAATATCTTGCCGCAGAAATTCGTTGTCCTTGTCGTAACCCACTTGCAAATCGCCTATCATTTTGGGATAGGTTTCGTTTACCGTTACAATGTAGTTCACGGCATCGTTTTTGTCTAGAACAGTTATGGTAGTGTCGGTAATATACTGATCGTAGTATTGGAATTTGTAGTTTCCAAGATCGGAAACCAATCCCATCCAGTCTTCAAAGAACTGCTTTTCTCTCATGTCCTGTGACAGTATGACCGATAGAGTCATCTCTCCGCTGTAAATCTGCTCATACGGCATATTCCGTGCAGGACCGTAGAAGCGAAACGGAGTGGTTGAGAATGAGCGTCCAGGAATAGTAACCGCATCGCAGCGCATTGACAGAGATCGTAGAGTGTCTATGTTTACAGCACCACCTCGCCATCCCATTGGATACGCAAATGCCACCTCGTATCGGTTTGCGTATACGAGTCCTGTGGACAGGACTGATTGTACCAACTGGTTTATGTTGGCTGGATTGTTTGCCATTTACCGTCCTCGTTTTACAATCTGCTTGTGTGTTTCTCGGTATACCGTAACAGGTCTTGCGTTCTTCATTCGTTCGGTGTTGCCCATTACCATGTCTTCCCACAACTCAAACGGAACCACCACTGGTCTGCGCTTCATGCCCTTCCACAAGTATCTACGATAGCACGGGCGAAAGTATTTGAATTGTCGCCGTGCATCCAGTCGGTCGTAGTCCACCATCAGGCGCGTTCTCCATGTTTCGTTGGCTTTCAGTGTTGGCAGTCCGCGCATGATGGAGTCAAACAAGAATTTTCTCTTCACGGGATCAACAAAATGGAGGTTTACCCCTTCAAAGCCTCCCCGATACACACCCGTGACCAGAACCAGTGGATACTGGTCGTAGTATGTATTTGTTGAAATAAAAGATTCGCTCATTGGCGTGTATTTGAAAAACACCATCTGCCCCTGAAACAGTCGGCTTGGCATGGAGAACTTTTGCGCCCTGTTCAGCAGTTGCAGAAACTGAATGTAGGTTTGATCGGTTCCACC